ATACACAGACAACAAACACAGCTCCCAAAATAGATCAATCTAAAATTATGGGAACTCCTGAATATCAAAAAGCTCAAATGTCTAATGCACAAGAAGAAGAGGATATTCCGTTTTAATGGCTCAAGTTTTGCAATTAAAAAAAGTTAAAAAAAGATACGTTAAGGAAATAAAGACGTTTCCATGTGTCATTTGTGAAAGAAAGTACACAGATCAAAATATGTGTACTTATCTTCCACCAAACTATTCATATTATGAAGAAGGCGCAATCAGATATTGTTTGCGTTGTTACAACGAGAAATACAGATGAGTCATAAATTTAGATCAGGATTAGAGCAAAAAGTTGCAGATCAATTATCTGCATTAAAAATAAATTATGAATATGAGACTATGAGAATAATTTATCAAAAACCTGCAAAATATTCATATTATAAACCAGATTTTATTTTGCCAAATGGAATTATAATAGAAGCTAAAGGACAGTTTTTAACTGCTGATAGAAAAAAGCATAGATTAATTAAAGATCAGTTTGGAAGTAAATACGATATTCGTTTTCTATTTTCTAATAGTAAAACAAAAATTGGTAATAAATCTAAAACTACTTACGCTATGTGGTGTGAAAAACTTGGTTTTAAATATTGTGATCTAACAATTCCACAAGCATGGATTAACGAATGAAAAATCACATAAATATTTTTCAACAATTTTGGTGGGACGATTTAACATTATCGCAAACTGAACAATGCAGTATGTGTGGCGAATGGGGAGCAGACGTACATCATATTAGTAATAAAGGAAGTGGTGGCAGTAAATGTAAAGATTATATTGAAAATCTAATTTGTCTTTGTAGAAAATGCCACGACAAATGTCATAGCGATAAAACATATAATACTAAAGCAAGAGTTATTAATCTTCGCAATATAGCTGATAAATTAGAGGGACAATATTTATGAATGATATCAACGAAAATAAATTGATAAGATTTGAGGGGGGTTTTTATCGTTATGATCCTCACGTATTAGGATTATATTTTGAAAAAATACATTTAGAAAAAGTACAATCATCAAATAAAATTAAAAGACTAGAGCAAGAGTTAAAAGATTTATTAGATGAAAAATTTATTGAATATAAATATCCAGTTGGAATAAACGAAAAAATT